AAGCGGGTCAGAGACCCCGAACGAGTAACGCTCGCGCGCTTTGTACCGGACGTTACCGGTCTCAAAGTCACCGTCCATGTCCGTCTTCATGGCTGCGCGCACGAAGTGCTTGAAGCCATTGGGGACGTCAGTCCGGATAAACCACGCGTCTGTGTCAGTCAGGTAGTGGTTGACTGCATACCCTTCAGGGATCGACCCGTTGGTCCGCAGCGCGTTGGTGTCGTTGTCCGCAGTGCCGACACGGAGGTCAGTCTGCAGCAGACGAGTAGCAACGAACATAAGGGCCGTTGGGACGATCAGCTTGCGGGGCTGAGCGGCGATCAAGAGGCCGCGCTCGTCAACAAAGGCTGCGATGTCGATGACAGCCTGCTCCAGCGAGGTCTCGTTCAAGTCCGCATCCACCGTAGGGCGGTTACGGTTGGTGACACCTTGCACGGTTGGGTGCGCAGTGTTGAAGATGGTCACACCGTCACCCGACGTGTAGGTGTCGAAACCGGTGTTCAGCAGCGCGGCTGCCTTTACCTGCTTCGTGTAGGCCATGCCACGGGCAAGGGCCTTGGTGTACCGTGCCGACAGAGAGTCGTACAGGTTGTCCTCGATCGCCTCTTCGGTGATCGAGAATCCCATAGCGATGGTCTCGTGGGTGTAGCGAGAAGTGAACGACTCTTGGGCGTTGTCGTACGACAGGCCCTGCCCTTCAGGCTTGACCGGCGCAGCGCCGAAGCCAGAAAGTTTCGTCTCTTCCTCGAAGCTACGATCCGAAGTCTCGGTTTCGTAGATCTCGGCGTGTTCGTTCTCGTACTTGCCGTATTCCAGACCGTACAAGGCGTTCAGTCCGGGGAGTAGCTCTTTAAGGAGCTGGGCGCGTGAAATTGCCATTGGTCAATTCCCCCTTATGCCACGCCAAGACCGGCGAGGTATGCGTGCGAGGACGGATTGAACTTCACAATCACATCTGTGTACGCATCGCCTACGGTCGAGGTGGTGCTGTTGACGAAATCGACGACCTTGAAGGCAATCGTCGCAGTGGTGGCGCCGGTGGCAACATCCAACGAGATGGCCGAGTTCCCAGTGCTGGTCGAACCGGCGGTCTGGTTAACGGCGTAATTCCCGTGGAGGGTTGCTTGAGCCATCGTGGCATCGGCTTGGATCATGAACAGAGCGTCCGGATCGTCGACGATGTATGCCACGGCGTCAGAAGCCACTGTCCCAGTGGGCCAGTATTGGCGCGTGGTGAAGCCGTAGGTCGCGTCAGTGTAGGCACAGCCCACAAAAACACCGACTGTGCCGGCCGGGAAAGGGTCGGCGTTGGTGCCGACGTTGGTGACCTTCGTGACGGTACCGTCTGTCGCAATCTGGACGACGTCACCGTTGAAGATGTTGGCTGCGTATCCGGACGCGATCTTGATCTGGCGAGTCGACCCTGCAAAGGGGGTACCGCCGATCAGATTGACCGGACGCAGGCCATAGGGAGATGCCGTTGCGGCCATTTCTCTTCTCCTATAGGGCGGGTTCCAAAGTAGGCAGGGTTAACCCCTACTTACCAAATGAAGTGCGCGACGACCGTTCTGGTTTCAGAACAGGCATCCGGGGGTCAGACTGCCGTAGGTAGTTGTTATCGACGGCGTCCATTTGTTGGGCTGCGGATGCGAGCTGTTGCTCGACCCGAGAGTTCGAGATCTCCGCGGAGATTTCACAGAGAAGCAGACCACCGACCTCGATGTTGCCCTTAAAGCGAGAGCCTTGGTCGGACACGAGATGGAGGTCAGGGTAGTCGGTGGCTTTTACGGGCGTGTAGCCTTCACGGAAACGGGAGGAGACGTTGGGGTTGTCCGAGCTACCCAAGAGTGCTGTGCGGACCCAGCGGAATTTCTTCCCGGGTACGGTGGGTAGGGCGGGCAGCGCTGACGGCCGAACCCAGACTTGAGGCCGCGCTGTTGCTTCGCGGGTCTCGGCGGTACGTGGGGTACGATCAGTCATCAGTCTGCTCCTTCAGCAGTTGCGCCGCATAGGCTTCTTTCGTGATCCCAAGTCGCCGGGCGAGCTCGACTTGTGACGTCGTCAGCCGGATGCTCTTGCGGTTGGTTCCGGTATTCCGGCCCGCGCCTGCAACCACCGTCGAGGGTTTCCGTGGGGCCGCTTGGGCCTTCGGTAGCCTGTCAGGAAACCGTTCTGCAACGGCGGCGTCGATTTCCTTATAATACGTTTTACTGTCTGGCACAACTCCGCTTTCCACGAGGTCCTCGTGGACCCCAAGAGCGAAGGCCGTCATCTGACGGTCCTTGTTCCACCAGTCGTTCTTCTGCATCCACTCCTGTTGAGCCTCAGTCAGCTGCGGCCGCGCCGGTGGCTGCTGCGTACGCTCTGGCTGCTGCACGCGTTGCGGAGGCGCAGGTGCGGGTTGTGGAGCAGGTGCACGGTAGTTCTTCAGCTGCGCAGACCGGGCGTTGAGTTCGATCAGCCGGTCGTTGGCCTCCATCAGCTTGTCGCTGTCTCCCAGCTCATAGGCCTCCTTATAGGCCTTGCGAGCGCTGGCGAGCTCGGCCTCAACACGGCCTTTGGCCTGTTCGACGATCGACGCCTGCCCTTGGGTGAGCTGGCTATGCAGACGCTTGTTTTCTTCGAGGATGCGTTGCGTATGCGCAACAGCCTCGTCGCGCTGCCGGGCGATCTCTTCGCGGTGCCGTAGGGCTTCCTTGGCCTCAAACGTCAGTTTCTTGATGCGCTTCTGGACGTTCTCCGTGTGCGCTTCAAGGTCGTCGTCTTCGGGAATGTCTGCCGGGGCAGACTCCGGGCGGCGGGGCTTGTCCTTTTCAGGTACAGCGTCAACGACTTCGATCTCGATGCCGTCTTCCTCGTCCTCGTCGTCCTCGATGTCGTCCAGATCGTCGGTCTGGCCCGTTTGTTTTGCCTGTGCGTTCATGGTTATACCCTCTTGAAGCCGCGTGGGTCGTCAACCGTTGCCTGCACGGTGTCGTCGTTGATCAGCCGGAACTCCTGCCCATCCACGGTGAAACGCGTGCCAGAATACGAACGGAAAATGACGAAATCGCCCTCTTTACAGAGAGGGCCGCTGGGGAACTTGGACGCGTCGAGATACGCGTCGGGCCCGATGGAGAGAACGAGGCCCACGATGCCTGCGGTCTCTTCCGCCTTTTTGACACTGTCAGGGACAAAGACGCCCCCGTCAGTCTTTTCACTCACCTCAAGCATCGCGATGAGCAGTGTGTAGCCCACAGGCACCGGTAGCTTCAGCTTGGTGCCCTCGGTTATTTCCGACGTCTTATACATGTCTTACCTCTGTTGCGACGATCACGGCTCGTCGGTGCCTGCTCCGGTATCTCCGGTGTGCTTTAACCTACGGCGGTCCGTATCACGCTTCAACCCACCTTTTGGCCAAGTCGTCCAGTTCACCCAACACTTGGTCGATGGCCTGAATCTTTGCGACTTGCACCTGATAATCTAGGTAGTCCTTTGCCAGACCACGCGTCATGTAGGTCTTTATGTCGTCCTTCCGCTCGTTCATCCGGTCACGGATTGCTTCGATCAGGTCCATCGTTGGCTCCCCTCACCATTTCTTCGGCTACGCGCAGGCCAAGCTCGATGCCCTTCTCGCGGGCCTCCTTCTGGTCTGCAGTAGTTTGCGTGGCCAGCTTGGCCCCGATCTGTGCGCCGGCGCGTTCCGCCTCGGAGTCGATCCGGGCAGACTGGACAGCGATGTTGGCGGTGCGAATCTTCTCGTCGAGACGCAGGCGGTCCATGTCCATGAGGGCCTTGTGCTCGGCCTCGGCCTTCTTGAGGTCCAGTTCGGCCTTTTTGATATCGAGCTCGGCGCGCTGGATAATGTTCAGCGGGTCCTTTTCCTGCTGAGCCTGCATCTGGGCTTGCGCCTCTCCCTGATGCTGCTGCAGCAGCTTCTGCGCTGCAGCGGCCGCAAGCCGGGAAACCTCGCGCTCGACGTCCTCTGGCAGCTGCGTTTCGGGATCTGGCATCTCGACGCCCAGCTGTTTCTGGATCTCGACGCGATATTCCATCGCCACGTGCTCGGTGATGTGCGACGCGAACGCGGCCTGAATGACCCCGGCAAAGGGCGACTGCCCCACCATTTGCTGGATCTTGGGATCCTGCGCCGCTGCCATGTGGACTGCGATGTGCGCCGCGTGGTCTTGGTACGCGAACACCTTGATGGCCTCCTGCGTGAGGATCGCCATGTTCTCGGAGACCGGGTCCTTGGCCTTGATATCCTCGGGCAGCTTGACGATCTCGGCCGCGTCCTTGATCCCCAGCACCTCCAGCATCTGCCGGTGCAGCAGGGCCCGATTATAGAACTCCGGCGCCGACTGCGACATCTGCAGGGCAGCTTGGTACTGGACGACTCGCTGCGCCATTGTGGCCGCGTTCGGGTCCGAGACCGGGATGACGTCGATCTTGCCGGAGAAGTCGTCTTTCCGGCTGAAGTTCCCGTCCATCTCGTAGTCATACTCATCCGGCATGAAGTCGTGGATAACCCGGGCCAGCAGGCGCAGCTCCTTCTTCTGGGACGCATGCAGGCGCGCCTGTACGCCCGTCATCACCTTCATGGACTGCTCCAGCAGGGCCAGTGTGGTGCCCACCGGGGCCTCACTGTTCATGTCCCCTACCTGTACGTCCGCCACCGACCCGATGCGGCGGCCCTCGTCCACCACGTTGCCCAGCAACTGATGCAGGACGGTCGACGGCTCCCCGTACGGCATCGGGAACAGCGAGTCCCGCAAGGTGCCGCCCGTGACATCTGCGTCGCGCCACTCGCCCGGCTGCAGCGGGGTGTTGTCCCCCTTGATGCGCAGGTCGCGGGATTTAAGGCCCGCGGGCAGGTTCGACAGGGTGCCGGCGTCGATCAGCTGACGCAGCAGCGCCGTCGCGGTCTTGGTCAGACCACCCATCAGCTGGATAAGCCCTGTTCCATAGAACCCCATGCCCGGCAGGTAGCGGTAGTGCACGAAGTGCATGCGCTTGGTCTGCAGCTCGTCGTCCGCGTACCAATTTCGGCGGATCGACAGGATCGTCTGTGAGCCCTTTTCCACGGTGATCACGTACGGCAGCGGCGTCTCATCGTCGTCGTTCATCTCGGGCAGCGTCAGTGTGACGTGCATTTCGAGGATCGTGTACCGGCCATCGTCGCCCAGCACGGATTCCTCGCCGTTCAGCTCGTCGTATTTCTCTTGGATGTCGGTCTTGTCCATGACCGGATCGCCAAGCTCCACGTCGGCGTAGAACCCCGTATCCTGCAGCTTCTGGATCTCGATCTGGGTCTTCTTCATCACGTGGGTGTAACGCTCGGCCGTCTGCAGGTCCGAGATCCCGTAGGCCACCACGAAGTCCTCTGCGGTGACGAACGCTCCGACTGCGCGGTTGCGCAGCGGGTCGAAGTAGACCTTCTTGAACGCCGACCCGGCCAGCGGCAGGCGGAACAGCATCTGCTCCATCTCTTCGCGGTACTCCGGCATCATCTCGGTCAGCTGGTAGTTCAGCTCCTGCTGCACGCGCTCGGCAGCCGCCATCTTCTCGGGGGTGATCTTGCCCATGATCTTGGTCTTGGCCGGGCCCGCGGCCGGGAACAGTTCTCCCATCGCCTGCGCCTCGAACCGCACGACAGCCTCGGTCAGCATCGGGTGGAACACGCCGGACGCGCCTTCCCACGGCTGACTGCGGTCCTCGATCTTCATCCCCAGCAGGTCCAAGCCCTTCACGTAGGCCTCTGCCCAGTCCTTCCGACTATCGCGATCACCCTCGAACTCCTCGACCAGCTGCATGGCCAGCGTCTTGAGTTCTTTGTCGTCGATATACTCGGCGAGGTTGGCGTCGTGCGGCACAGCGTCCAGCATATCCTCGGTGTCGATGTCGCTGAAGCTGATGACGACACCCCCTTCCGGGTCTTCCAATACAACCGGGTCGTCGATTTCGACGTCGATGCCGTCGTCCTCTTCGAGCATATCCTCGTCCAACGGGAACGGCGTCGCTGTTTTCTCAATGGCCATGCGGGCCTCCTAGGGGTTGTATGGGGTGCCGTTCTGCGCCGCCCAAGCGGCCATGAGGTCTGGCAAGATCCCCGCCAGCCCGGGGATGCCCTGCGGGTACTGCGGGTTGGGCATGGTGGCGTAAGTCTGGGGCTGCGGCTGCATCTGGGGCTGACCGTACTGGGGCCACGGGATCTCGCCATACTGCGGCCACTGCCCCTGCCCGAACGGCGGCCACGGTGATACTGGCTGGTTCGGGTCCTGCTGCTGCATCATCGGGGACTGCATCGGCTGGCCCATCGGCTGGCCCATCGGCTGGCCCATACTGGGCGCCTGCACTCCTGTCGACGGCTGCGTCGTAGGGCTCTGGATCTGAGACATCGTATTCTGCCCAGCCGCGCCGGCGTTGCCGAATGGCGTCGCCATCTGCGGTAGTCCGGTCTGCTGCGGGTATGGGTTCATGAAGTGCCTCGCCTGTGTTGCGTGCCTAGTAATACTCTATTTTACGGCGGTACGGCAACTCCTCGTCTTCCTCGTCCGTCGGGAGGCGGATAAACCCGCCCTGCCGGAACCGCATCAGCGCCATAACAGAGGAGTCGACCATGTCGTCGTGACTGGCGTAGGGGAAGCCCGCGATCTCTTCGACGAGCTGCTCTGCCCAGCGCTTGGCCGGGACCCAGCACATCCCCGAGGATATGATATCTGCGACGGAGTTGAGGCGCACGACCTTGTCCCCGGTCCCCCTGTGCGGTGTATATTCTTGCACAGGTACACCGCTGCGCCGCAGTTCTTGGTAGATCGCCACACCTGCCGACTTCTTCTCGACGATCAGCGAGTCCGGCTCCCACTCCTTATACTCCTGCAT